CAAATAGATGTCAACAATTTAAAAAAAATTTATGGGCAATAGATGTGGGTTTATCAAGAGCGTTTAATACTAAAATTAACTGTCAATATTTAGTTATAAAAAATAATAAACCAAAAATAGAAACATGTACACTATTAAGCGAGTGTCGTATTTAAACTAAATGAGCAATTTTAGTCTGAACTTCTAAATTACAGTTAATTTTTTGTAGAAAATTAATAACTAATCCTATTGATTTTTTTTCAATATTTCTCATATATTTTTGAACCTGTAAAATTTCTTTATGATTCAGATCCTTATCTTGTGATTTTAATTCAATAATTATAGTAATATTATTAGTAATATCATAAACAATAATATCCGATTCTACATATCCTACATTTACACAATTATATTCAATTGGAATTATTTTTTTTGTTTCAATAACATAACCTAATTCATATAAATCTACTAACATTGCTTTATGATATATTGATTCAACAAAACCTTTACCTAAAATCTCAAATACATTATTAGCTATATTTATAATTTGATTTATTAAATATGTTTCTCGTAAATTTGTATCTAAGGTTTTTTCTGGTTCAATGTTTGTTTCATTATTAAAATTATCTAAATTATTATCTAAATTATTATCTAAATTATTATCTAAATTATTATCTAAATTATTATCTAAATTATTATCTAAATTATTATCTAAATTATTATCTAAATCATCTAAATCATCTAAATCATTTTCTATATTTGTAAAGTCCATTTTGTATTTAAAATAATATTTAATCAATTTTATTAATATAGTATTAATATATTATTAATATATATATATATATATATATAATGAATAAGTTTTATAATATAATTGTTTGTTTTTTATTTGTTTTGATTTTATTTTCGTTAATGAGTAAACCAAACAGTGAACAAAAAAAACTTATATTTAATAATAATCAAGTTGAAGAAAAATATAAATCACTTGTTAAAATATTAGGTAATCCTACATATACTGAAACAGAAAATAATAAAAAATTTAAAAGTGCTACTTGGCAAACTCCATTAGATAAATTCAATGATTTTGGAAAATATCATGGTTGTGATTATATTAAGATAGAGGGTAATCCTGCTAAAAAATATCACCCACATGAAGCTATTGTATTTCTAATGATAGGTAAATATATAAAAGTTCCAGATAATTTATTAGGACCATTAAAATATGCGTCAGAAACTATAAATATTGAGCAATTATTTGTTCCAGTATCATATCAGCAAAAATATGCAAATAGTGGTGCCAAAGATGTTGCATTAGTTACAGGTAGTTGTGCTAGTATAACTATTAGTGCTATAACGGTTCAATTTGTTATGGATATGATAGAAAAACATAAGGATACAACAAAATGTCTTGAATTATATGATATATTTAGAAATGAATATGATGCTCGTATTAATAGTTATTTATGTGCCGAAGGTATTAAAAATCCTATAAAATGGTATAATCCTAAAATGTTTGATGAACCTACTAATTATTATATAGGAGATGCTAAATGTAAAAAAAATAATATGTCAGGTGCAGGTAATAAAAATCATAAAAATCATAAAAATTACAATTGTGATAAGTATACCGACAAGGCTTCGTGTCCACCATCTGGTTGTGTATGGGTAAATAATAAATGTAATAAAAAAGCTTCATAAGCATACTCTAAATCCAATAAATTGAATACGACAATCTGGATACTGTGCATTTCTATATTTTGGATGGATTAGTAAATCACTAACAGCAAAACAACCACCTTTACATATTTTCTTAAATCCAAAAAAAGGATAACTCATTTCTCTATATATTGGGTCTATTTTAAATCCGTCATATGGATATATAGGTTCTTGACACCATTCCCATACATTACCAATTAAATGAGACATACCCTTTATATTTTTGCCAGATATTTTATCTAAAACTGAAACAATATTTTTTTTATATCCAATATTACATATATTTTTATTTGGTTCATCATTACCCCATGGATATTTTGTTATATTACCATTTGTAGAACAATATTCTAACATAGTTTCAGTTGGTAATTTATAATCCATATATTTACAATATGCAATAGCTTCATACCATGATATATTACACATAGGTAGATTAGTTAACGTATTATATTTTTTGTTATTAATAATCTTATATATATTATTACCAGAGTCATAATACCAATATAATGGTAATACTATATTATTTTTTTTTATCCAATTTAGTCCTTTTGGACACCAATATTTACTAATATTATATCCATTTGCTAATATAAATTGAGTATATTGATATTCTGTAATACAATGTTTACTTATTTCAAATGAACCTACATTTACACAAAATTCGGGCATTTCATTATCAAAAGTTAATTTATTTATAAGTTCATTTGTACCTTGATAAAAACTATTACCATTATATTTAATAAACTCTATTTTAGATATAGGTTCTTCATAATCACAAATTATATCTGGATAATTAATAAATATGTTTAAATTTATTTTTGTAAATAAAACGGCTTCTAAATGCATTTCATTATGAAGAACGCCTAGTAATACTAAATATGTATTAACATTATTTAATGTATTAGAATTTACATAATTTTTTATTAGTATAATTACTTCTTTATATAAACTAATTATTTCTTGATAATTAATTAATTGTTCGTTATTACGTAATTCTAATGGTGTTTCAAATGAATCATAAAATTTAAATTTAGTTTTATATTTATTAAATAAAATATCAAATATATTATTATCTAATAAATTTTTTAAAATTAAAGTTATATAAAAAAATACAACATGTCCGATTTGCCATAATAAAGGATTAATGTAGTTTTGTGAATATTCTATTATTTCTTCTTTATTTACTTTAATTTCTACATTTTTTGAAAAATCTAAAAATTTATTATATATAAAATCAATATAATCTAATAATTTTTTCTTAGATATACTTAATTTTTTTTTATTTAATATTTTTAATTTATCACTTTTACATATTTCTAACAACATTTTATATATATGTATATATATATATATATCTAAATCAACATTTATGAAATTATATATTTTAACAATAATTATATTATTATTTATAAGTATTACAAGTATTGTAAGTTTTGTAATTTTTAAATCGCATATAGATTATTCAACACAAATATTTAAGTATAGAAAAATAACCGATTTTACACGATGGATATTATCAGATAAATATATTGCAAAAAAATACTCAGAATTATATGGTTTTGATGTAATACAAACATATCAAATAGTAAAATATGTAAATGAAATAGAATTTAATACTTTACCAAATAATTTTGTTATAAAACCTACAGATTTATGTGATTCAGAAGGAGTATATTTAGTAAAAAATAAAATCAACCTAAAAAATAATACATTATTTGATAAAAATAATAAAATACATGTAGATAAGTTAATCAATGATTTATCAAATTTGAAAATAAATATTGGTGATCAATGTTATATGCATGAATTAATGTATAATGGAGTTATTCCCTTTGGCGGATACTTAGTAGAAGAATTATTATTAACATCTGAAGGTAATATTCCACATGATTATAAATGTTATACATTTAATGGACGTATATTTTTAATTGCTGTAACTTTTAATAGAAGAATAATTAATAATAAACAACAGTTTGACTCAGTGTGGATGACACGAGATTGGAAACCAATTAATATAACTATGATAAAAAAAAATTATAAATTTAAAGTACTACCTAAACCACTGGAATATAATAAATTAATATATTTAGTCGAAAATATGTCATTAAATCTTAAACGTCATTGCAGAATTGATGTTTATTGTTTAAATAATAAAGTATATCTTGGTGAATATACCTTTTTCTGTGGAGCATGGCTTCATACACATATTTCTAATCTATTATTAGGAACAAAATGGTTATTTAATAAGGATGATTATAGTTATAATGATCCAAAATTACAAAATATTATACCCGAGTTTTATAATAAAGTAATAAAGTAATAAAGTGTAAAGATATATTTTTTATTAGTTTATTACTATTATTTTATTATTTTAATATTTTATTATTTTATTATTTTAATATTGATATTGATTTATAATACGAGTTTTTAAATAAGTCAACTATGTTACTATTTAATACTATTTCACTTAATCCAAAACCATTATCTATATTAAAATTATTGTTATATTGAATATTTACATTGTAGTTTTGTAAAATTTCTATTAAACTATTAATATTATAAAAATATGTTTCACCTAAGGAAATAAATTGTAAATATGTATCATTATAATATATGACTAAAATTTTTTTCTTATAAAAGTTATTTGTATTATTAATAGTACTATAAATAATATTACTAATATTACTAATTTTAATAGTATTTCTTATTTCAAATATATTTAAAGTAATATAATATTTTATTTTATAAATATAAGAATTAGTAATAACAATAATACGTTTTTTTAATGAATTATAATAATTAATTTCATTAAAGATAAATATATACTTTATAGAATCACTAATTAATAAACTACATTGTTTTTTTATATTTTCTATATTATTATATATTTTTAAGTAATCATTATTTATATAGTCTTTTTCCAAAACAATACTATTAACATTAGTATTTTTACTAATATTTGTATCTGTATCTGTATTTATAAAATTAAAAAATACTGAGTTTTGTAATAATGAATCATCATTTGTAATTTTTTTTATATATTTATTTAATTCAACAGCGCGTGTAGTAGCTTCATCAATATTATTTGGTTTAAATAACCAACTACTTGTAGGCAATTTAATATTATTATAATTATAGTTATTAGATAATTTTTTAAAATCATTAAATCTTTTATTTACTGTTTTTTTTTCAAGATTTGTATTTATTTCTAATTCAAAATTCCAATAATTATCATTGTTATTATAACATTTCTCAATACTAATTATCTTACAATCTATTGTATTAGTATAAAATATAAATATTCTATTAAATTGTATACATAAGTAGATTAATATATATGTGTAAATAATAAAATCATTTAAATTATGTATAAGAATATATAAAAATGGATAAATAATATTAACTTTATGAAAAATTAAATAATTAATTATATTATTATCTTTAATTACATGTTTTATATATAAATGTTTTGTTCTAATTTTTTGCATTAATGTATCAAAAAATATTTTAAACATACTACTAATTATAGTTGATAATATTGGACATAATAATCCATATAACATTATAGGTAAAATTATATTTATAAATAAATCATTATTATTTTCATGATTAGTATTTAATACATTATCATAATCAATATTAAAGCAGTAGAATAATAAAATAAAACAACATGTAAAAACTAATAATGATAATATAAATATAATATATTGAATCATAGGTCGACTTAATTTTGCTAGATTTTTATAAAGAGTTAAAGTTTCATTTACTTGTTTATCTAAGTTATTTATATAATTATATACCATAATATGTATTATATTTTCTATTATATATATATATATATAAATGAAAATAGAAACAGATGATTATATTGGACTTAGTTTTTATATAACTAAGTCTTGTTTATTTTTTACAGCATTTTTTTTATTATTAGAAAAAAAAAATATTGATGTTAAATTTGCAACCTCTAATAATGTTTCAATTATTATATTATTAATAGCCGCAACACATTATTATTATATGAAAAATATTTGGTTAACATATTCTAATAACCCAATAGTTTATCGATATATGGACTGGTTTTTAACTGTTCCATTACAAATTATAGAATTTTATTTAATTGTTAAAATTATTAATAATGTATCTATTAAGATTTTTTATAAACTTCTTATATGTAGTATTTTAATGCTATTATTTGGATTTTTAGGTGAAATTAAAGCAATAGATAGAACTACCGGTTTTATATTAGGTAGTATATTTTGGTTAATTGTTGTTTATGAAATATATTATGGTAAACTCGCACAAAAAAAAAATGAAAAACAAGACAAAAAAATAAATTTTATTTATAATAATCTTAAGTATATTATTACATTTGGTTGGTTAATATATCCTATAGGTTATTTACTTAACAATAATAATATGATTATTGTTTATAATTTAGCAGATTTTATTAATAAAATCTTATTTGCAATTGTTATATGGTTTGGTGCTAAATATGTTTAACATTTATCTAATGAAGACTCATACTCTGAAATTTTATCATAATAATCTTCCTTATCTTTTTCAGTTTTATCAAAATACTCTTGTTTTTTGTTATCAGGTAGTTTCTTCCATGCTTCTCCAAGTTTCTTTTGTACAATTCCAAGATTAAATTTTTGTCCCTTTTTAAGACTCTTTTTCTCTTTTTCAATTAGAGTTGCCCTTTCATCATCGCAGAAATGTAAGAATCCAGATTTAGGACGTTTAGGTTTATTAGGGTCTTTTTTTGCTTTAAGTTCAGTCTTATCTAGATATTTTTTAATAAGTTCTTCCGCTTTTTCAGGTGTACCCTCCATATCTTTAACAACTTTTTTAATTAAATCTTTATGAGAATTAAAAATTGAATCGTTTAATAGAACAGTCATATTATGATATGGTAGATGTGCCATTGTTATTATATAATAATAATATTTCTCTATATGTTTTATATTATAGATAAGTAAAATCAATTTTAAACTTTTTTTTATATTTATTTTATATTTATTTTATATTTATTTTATATTTATTTTATATTTATTTTATATTTATTTTATATTTATTTTATATTTATTTATCAAAAAAAAATATTATAATTTAAAAGTAAAATCTTTAATATTATTAATAAATTATATACCAATATTATGTTCATATAAATCAACTACACCATCATCATCATCCTCTTCGATATCAAATGAATAATTAAATTTATTTATATCAACACATTTATCTGGGTCAATACTATAATCTTCAATTTCATAGTTATTATGTGCAAAGAATTTAGCTTCATCAAATAGTATATCACTACATCCAGTACCACAATTTGCTTCTTGACCAAATAATACATTTGCAGATACACCATTACAATTATCTACTTCTCCAAATATAGCTGACCTATATAATTGATCTGTCATTTCCTCAAATGATGCTTTTGCAATTGGTCCATAATTACTTCTATTAATTCCAAATCGGTCGATTGACATTATATTTCCATTAAATGTCATAGTATCAACTAATACTTGTATATGTCTAGGATTTAGTGATGAACCTGCTGCTGTAATTACATCCATAAATTCTTCCATTAATATCATTCGTGCTGCCTCAATACCTAATACAGCTAATACTTCATGAATATCATTACTAATAGTATTAATTACATCTACATTATCTTGACTTAAAATATCAAGTAAATTAGTACCATCCGTATCTAAAATAATTTGTTTATTAGTATATATATTTCCATCTTCATCAATTGTTTTATTATCAATTTTTCTAACATTTGAACCATAAATATTATTTATACCACTAATTTTAATATCTAAAATTTTCTTTTCTATTAATTTTAGTAAATTAAAATCATCATCTTCTTCATCACCTTCAATTAATCTAATTCTTAATAATAATTTTTCATTTAATGTATTTGAATTACTAATAATACACTCAATAGATTCGGTTTCAGAATTAAATTCATCATTTATAAAATTTGTTAATAATACCATATTAATATTCTTGTCTAGTAATTTATTTTTAGAAAATTCAATAACTAATATATAAGGACATGCATTTTCTGCAGTACAATTATTAGTACATTTAAAATCATTCGATTTTAAATATTTATTCCATAGTGATTGTTGAGCAATTACTTCTAAATGCTCTGGTTCAACTAAAAGTGTAGTTTCTTCTTCACTATCAAATGGGTCAAAGTATATAGCAGTAGACTTTACTAAATCTCTAATACACGTTTTGGTAATACTATTTTTAATTTTCTTGATTTCAGTAACATCATTTTCTTTAATATCCTTAAGATAAATAGATAATGATGGATTTTTAATATTTTTAGATACACTTAATAACTCTTTTAGTCGAGGCACACCACGTGTTACATTTGACTTAGCTGCTACACCAGCAAAATGAAAAGTATTTAATGTCATTTGTGTTGCAGGTTCACCAATAGATTGAGCAGTAACTGTACCAACCATTTCTCCAGGTTCAGAAAAACCACTTTTAAATCTATATATAATCTCTTCACAAATACTATCAAATGCTAGTTTATTTATCTTATTCTTAACATAAATATTATATGGTGATAATTTATATCGGATTATACAATGTAATATATAAGTAGGATTATATGTCTCATTATCAATATCTTTTCTATTTATTCTAATATTTTTGATTAATTTTTCCGTTTCTTCAAATAAATATAATGGTTCAATATTACTTAATTTAAATGATTCAAATTTAATACTATTATTTAAAATGATTCTATCAATATTTAATGATTGATATATAGTATTACATGCATCATTTATAATATATCTTACAATATACTTACGGAAATCTAATAAGTTATTATATAATTCTTCATAAAATGATTTTAATTGAGAATTATTTATTTTTATTTCACCACTAATATAGTTTTTAATTAAGTCCATATTTTCATATCTATTACTAAATTCTATCATATCTATATCAACTAAATCATCAATATTTTGTCTTTCAAGTTTAGAAGATTCTAAACCATCTTCACCATATAAGAATTGAATAATTTCATCATTATGATTTCTTAATGTTAAATCATAATTTACTTTTACATCTTCCAATGATTTAATTAATCTTCTTTGAATATATCCCGTTTCCGAAGTCTTAACCGCTGTATCAATAATACCTTCACGACCACCCATTGCATGAAAATAAAACTCATGTGGTTGTAACCCCTTATAAAAGCTATTTTCCACAAATCCACGACTTTCTGCAGAATTATCGAATTGTGAAAAATGTGGTAGTGTTCTATTTTTATAATGCTTTGGAATTCTACGACCATCAACCGCACATTGACCTACACATGCAATCATTTGACATATATTAATAATATTACCTTTAGAACCCGCTTCTACCATATTAATAAATCGGTTATTAATAATATTTAAACTTTCTTTAGTTAAATTACCTACCTCATCCGTTGCTTTATTTAATTCTTGTGTCACCAAAATCTCAAATTCTTCATTTAATGATGTATGATATTTCTTTTCTAGTAATCCATTCTGTATATCTAGTATTATTTGATTTACATTATTTTTTTTTTCATTAATAATAGATGTTAATTTATCAACTACACTTTTATTTATAATTAAATCACTAATACCTACACTAAAACCTGTATTTAATAGAAAATTATTAGTTATACCTTGACAATTATTTAAATAATCCTTAGCATGATTTTTACCTAAATCATTAAAAATATTATGAATTAAACTATTATTACTAGTTCCTAGATTTTTTTTATCTAATACACCGCTAATAACATTACCATTTTTAATATTATTTTTACTAGTTCTTAAATTAATATTAGGTAATACTGTAGAAAATAACTGTTTACCTGTATAATAATTACAGTTATTATGAACTATTTTACTTTTTATTTTTTCCATACTACTAAATGATTTATTCCACATCATTAAATTCATAAATAATTTCTTATTAAACAAAAACTGATTATTATTTTCAATATCATATGGCATTATATATTTTAATTCATCATTTTCTAATGTTAATCGTGAAGCACCTAGTAAGGCATCTTGTACTAATGCAATTACTGGTTTACCTTCTTGAGGACTAATAATCTGTGTAGGAACTAAGCATAGATTTTTTAATTCTGAATAAGTTTGATATGATTGTGGAACATGCATATTCATTTCGTCGCCATCAAAATCTGCATTATATGGGCTTGTTACACATACATTTAATCTAAATGTATCTGCATCCATCACTACAATCCTATGCGCCATCATACTCATTTTATGAAGCGATGGTTGCCTATTAAATAATACAATATCACCATCTACTAAATGACGATTTACAATATCTCCTATTTGTAGTTCTTCAATAATTTTATTTAAATCTACATGTTTTAGATTTTTAATACTATCCTCATCTCCCTTTTTAACACTTTTTGCACCAGGCCAGTTATCATAACCATTTAAAATATAAGATTTTAACTTATCTATATTATATTTAGTTACCTTTTCAGGAAATGTCAAGTTTTTAGCAATATTTTTTGGTACTCCTAACTCGTCAATAGAAATAAAAGGGTCTGGTGTAATTACACTACGTGCTGAAAAATCAACACGCTTACCCATAAGATTTCCTCTAATTCTTCCATCTTTACTCTTTACACGTTGTTGTAATGACTTTAATGTTCGTCCAGAACGTTGTACATTTGCTTGTGGTACACCCGCACCAAATGGTTGGTCATTATTTACTAGTGTTGCTACATGATATTGAACAACTGCTATATGCTCATCAATATAATCTTTTTGACCAGAATCTAGTTTTTCTTTTAATTTTGCATTTGCTTTTACAATATCTATTAATTTATATGTTAAATCATCATCCGATCGCTGATTATTATCTTGTTTTACAGATGGTCGTACAGCAGGTGGAGGAACAGGTAATACTGTACAAATTAACCATTCGGGTCTACAGAATTGAGGTGAAAAACCAAGTTTTAAACAATCCTCATCTGTAATTCTTTTGAATATATTTAAAACATATTCAGGTTTTACTAATACTTTTTTATTTTCTTGCTTATCCTTATAAACCCATTCTGCAAATACCTTACCAATACCTTCTCTTACATATCTAGTTGGTTGTGTACAACCACAACCTTTATTACCACATATTTTCTTTTTTTTTGATTTTTCATAGATTAAATCGAATTTTTCATATATATCTTTACTATCTACTTGTAATTCTTCATCGTCTAATAGTAAACTAGAACATCTAAAACAAATACATTTTAATAATTTTAATGTTCTTGAAATAAAATGCATATGAAACACTGGTGCTGCTAATTCAATATAACCAAAATGTCCAGGACATAATGAACTTCTTTGTCCACATGTTTCACAAATTACATTAGAATCAATAGCACCCATTTTTAAATTATATAATCCACCAGGACTTGGAATAGATACTCCATCTTGACTTGGTGTATATAATGTATGATCAATAATTTTACATGATGATTGATTTTTAATTTCGTCTGGACTTAATAATGAAAATTGGACTTTTTTAATTTTACTTATGTTTGAATGATACTCATAGTCTCTATTTGACATAATATATTATATTAATATATTTTTAAATCAATTTTAAATTATAAATTATATAAAATAACTCAACATATTATATATATATAAACTTATTATGAAAAAAAAAGTAAAATTGGATTTTTTAACACCAAAAGAAAAAAAATATTTTGATAAATTATCATTAGAAGAAAAAAAAATTTTAATAAAACAATATTATAAATTAAATAAATTAAATGCAAATAATATTCCATGTAGATTTAAATTATTAACATTAAATACCACTGAATCTAATAAATCAAATTTACTTGAATTATATGATAGTTTTATTAAATTAGAAGAATCAAGTGAAGAATATTTTAAATATAAATTATTTTTTGATTCAATTATTCAGATTCCTTTTAATATATATAATAATATAAATATATCTAATAATATTAATGAATATTTATTAGAATCAAAAAAAATACTTAATAATAATATTTATGGTCATACAAAAACAAAAGAATATGTTATCCAAGTTATAGGTCAATATATTACTAATCCAAATAATATTGGCAATATTTTAGGTTTATGTGGTCCTCCAGGAACAGGTAAAACTACATTTGTAAAAAATATTTCACATATTTTGCAAAGACCTATAGAGATCATTAATTTATCTGGTTCACATGATGTTAGTTATTTAGAAGGTCATGGTTTTACATATCAGGGTTCTAAGTATGGTAAGATTATTCATACATTAATAAAACATAAATCTATGAATCCTATTATATTTTTTGATGAAGTAGATAAAATTAGTAAAACTGATAAAGGTAATGAATTAGAGAATTTACTAATAAATATTGTAGATATTACGCAAAATTATAACTATACTGATAAGTATTTTCAAGAAATTACTATTGATTTATCTAAAATATTATTTGTATTTTCATATAATGATCCTGAATCTATTAATCCTATATTAAAAGACCGGATTTATGAAATACATGTAAATGGATATAGTTATGACGAAAAAATTAAATTAACAAAAGATTATTTAATACCAAATATATTAAAGAATTTTTCATTTAAGAAAAATGATATTATTATTTCAGACAATTCTATTGAATATATTATTGATAATTATTCTAATGAAAATAGTGGTGTACGAGAATTAATAAAGATTTTTAAAAATATATTAGCTAAAATTCATATTATATATATAACAAATAATAGTTCATTAGTAAATATCAATAGAAACATTTGTTTTCCATTAAAGATTACAAAAAATAATATTAAACAATTTATATAATTTATTTTTATTTATTTTTATTTATTTTTTTTATATATATATATATATATATATATACAAT